GAGCTCAAAGTCTTTTGGAAACCTTCTAGCAAGTTTCTCAAAAATGTAACGATCATTTCTTGATACAAAAGCATCTCTACTCCCCTTCACATTAGGATTCAAAAAAACATCAAATTTATCGCTTGTAAAATGCAACTTAGTTGCGATGTAATAGCGATATGCCTTAAAACCGTCCATGATTAAACATCTAGTGTGGCTGATTTCGGTAAGTACCCATCATTCTGAAAGTCAATCTGAATTTTTTCCTTAAGAGACTTATTAATGAGTTTCTTTATATCAGCTGGATCAATAAAATTGATCTTACAATATTCCAGCACTGCTTCCATGTGGGTTAAACCCTTTCTCTCTCTGACCATCTTCTCGATGTAGGTTGAGAAAGAGTTTGAGTCTTCAAACATTTGCATATTTTTCTCGATAGTAGTTAACACGTTTGATATTCGCTTCAAGTTCTTGGTACTCATAGAACTTCTTGTCGTACATTTTCCATACAGGATCTTCCTTGCTAGTTTTTGTCATTTTGCTATCGAACATGTCGAGATATTTGTCAAACCAAGCATCTAATTTACGACGCTGAGTCTTCAGATCAGACAGCAGCTGAGTCAACCCTGCGACATCAGAAGCCATAGCAAATTCAAGCATTTGATTTTCAATTTTATTACGAGTCATTTCATTTCTCCTGTTAAATATATTTTACCTGCGCATTGTAGCAATGTCAATAGCTGCATCATCAGAAAAGATTGGGACTGCGTTAGACTTATGCATAGTACCGATACCTTTCATAGCAGTTCCAGTGTAAACCTTCTCGTGATGAATAGGTTTTGTGGCATTACCAAGTCCGCTGTTCAAACTCGGATAGCGTGGAGTCTCACGGACAATTTGTTTTGGTGGTTTATACATAACAATACCCTTCGGAACTGTTTTTGGTGCATGCTTTTTCAGCAAAGATTCCCACTGAGCTTGCAACTCACGTTGCTTTGCATTTGGTTTCTTGGGCTTGCGCTTTTTAAACGATGTATGAATTAGTGTCATAGTATAATTATACCTCGATTGCTAATTAAAGTCAAGCGACTTGTTTGAAGTAACCATAAGGCAAGCCGAGAGTATAGCAAAGATACTCATCGTCGCCATCAGTAGATTCTGCTTCGTGAACCCAGCGCAATGCTTGTTCGCGAGTCTTTGCACCAGCCATCATGAGACTGAGCATACGCATTTCGAAGTCGTGAGATGCACGTTCTTCGTCAATCTTGCGCTGCTTTTCGTTTGCATCGATGGTAGCAGACAAACTATCGAGTTCAGCCCTAAGATCCTCAACCGTCATCGCTTCCATATTCATATGGCGAGGACGAAACCCATACGCATCTTTGTATGCGTCCCAAACGATACACTCGAGTTGCTCCTTTTCGCTCAATTCTTCCCATGATTTCAACATAATATTCTCCAAGGTTCAATTAAACTGCTGACTTCGATTCCATCATTTCGCTCAAGATGAATTTAGCAACATTCATCTGTTTACGGGCAGCTTCGCTGCGACCCATAGCGAGCAATTCTTGTGCGTCCGACAACACACCCATCACAACCATCTCCAAACCACTCAGGCGAGCAGTCAAAGAACTCATATATTCCTCACGGATATCGGCTTCAGTCATACCGTAGCAGTTTTTTTCGAACTCAGTCATTCACTTCTCCTTTTCATTTACTATACAGATATTATACGGGGGATGCAAATTAAAGTAAAGCGATTTTTGACTGAAAAAAACCCTGAAAAATCAATAACTTAGCGACTTTTCAGGGATTTTTAGGATAACCATACAGCTTGTAGGGTCATTTTTAGTGAGTTTTTACTACTTTTTAGGCGTAAGGCTCAGTGGTTGAGTTGGCGAAGTCTTTCCAGAAGCCGCATACACGACGCAAATCGTGTCATCACGTGAAGAATATGAGCAACGAACAGCCAAAGGGTCAATACCTTTCTCTACAGCGGTCTCAATGTTCTTCGACATCAATTCATCTTGCCTTAAATTGTAGTATGACAAACTTATGATGAGGCAAACGACCATCAAAGTTAAAGAAACAACCCAAGTCATACTTTCAATACTAAACTTATCCATAAAATCTCCTATTTTAGATCTTTAACAACATCGCAAATTTTAAGATCGAGTGCTTCTTCAGAACTCAACCACACATCTTGAGGAGGTAACAGATATTTTCTAATTACATCCTCTTTCAACCCAGTGCATTTCTTATAGTGAGCCATAAGTCTATGCGTAATCAGGTCAAATTCTTTCACTTGAGCCATAAGTTCATGTTCTTTACCGAAAGAACCCCATGTATATTGATGGGATAGTATAGAAGTATTCGGTGTTAGTACACGTTGACCCTTTTTTCCTGCAATAAAAATTAACAACCCAGCAGAAGCAATCTGCCCAAGACCAATAGTTCTAATTGGTATTGCTGACCCACGCATTACATCAATTAATGAGAACGCTGCGTTCAGATCACCACCTGGAGAGGTAATGATCAAGTTCATTAAGTCAGGGGTTTGCTCAGAAAAGTTTGATTCAAGTATCCATTCAACTGCTGGTTTAATTGTCGGAATACTAATTTCGTCCATCAGCAAGTAGAAAGAGTGGGAACTCTCCTGATCGTTGCTCGTGGACAGTTCTAAGTTTAATTTCTTCATCATATGTGCCATTTGGGACATCACCTTTCTTGAATTTTTCAGTAGGGACATAGAAAATATGTCTTCCGATTTTTGTCGAAACCTTTAGATTTCTCCACTTTGGATTTACGTAGTCGGCATGATAAAATAGAGCACCCTTTGAAGGATCATGCAAATTTCCATAATTCAAATATACCACAATAGCGATATCCATTGCCTTATTATACACTGGATCATTCACTAAAGTCAAGTATCCACTAATTGCTTTTGTTCTTTCCCTTTCTTGGCACCACCAAGAAAATTGGCAAGTTGAGTTTATTTTTTCTTTAACAACGCCACAAACTGTGCCTGAATAGTTGCTACTTGTGACTCTGTTCATTGTTACCATTGCAACGGCAACTCTACCATCTTCTGGCTCATGAGCAGATTCGAAGTAAATGTTGTCTGCTAAACATTTCACTTCCTGTTTTGCATACTCACTCAATTGAGAATAAGAAACTCTAATTGGTGGTACGGATAATTTGTTAACTGCAATCGCAGTAGACAATACCATAACGCAAATTACTAATGCAGTAATTGCTAGTATATGTAAAGTATTTTTAGAAACCAATCTAATCTCCTTAATTAGTTAAAGAGTAGGGGTGATGAAACCCCTACTCCAATCCCATATCAGGTGGACTTCTTAGTAGTAGTCTTTGTTGTATCTTGGGGGATTTGACTTACGAAACCATTTAGCATTTGCGCTTTGGCAATGATATCAGTTTCGCTAGGATAGGCGGCAAACCCAGGATGTTCTGGAGGTACCGAACCTGCGTGACGAGCATTTTCTACTTTGACTTGCCAGTCATTAGAAATTTGCTCACGCTTACCGTAGTAGTCTTCAGTAAGCATTTCTTTCGCCATTTTTAATAGTTCAAGGCGAATCTCGAACGGACTCATATTTGACATAATTACTCCTTTGTGTTGTGTTTGTGTAATGATGGTTTTATTGGGATCATCAACCCGCTGTATCGTTTATTTAGGACTTTATAAAGTTTAATTTAACATTAAATTGACTCTTTATAAATTCCCAGTTTTTACGCCACTCAAGAATCTGTTTTGCTTTATGTTTATCACTTGCAGTAGAAGGAACATACTGCCACGTAATACTATCTATCACTTCCTCAAAATACGAATCACATCCATATATATCTATCTCGCCAGCACCGAGTTCAATTAGTTGCAAAGCAGCAACATGACCAGTGCTATAAAATTCTTTTGGTGTATCTACTATGGTTCTAAGAAGATTCTTGGTGATAAGATAATCAGTAAACTTAACACCATCTTTTCTAAAACCTTTTAGAGTATTCCAACAAATATCAGAAAGAAAAACTTCACAACTTGGCAATTCATGTGTTGCGTAATATCTAGCAACAGAAACATCTATCATAGTTATACCGTCAACTTCACACCAAGGTATATTACACCCCATCACATAATTATACTCCTCTTTACCTTTAAAGGCAACCCTGCTTGGTCCATTGCATAAAAGAGCAACTTTCATCTTTGCTTTAACATTAAAATTGTTTTATCTTTTATTGTTGCTTTGCCATGTCCATTGCCATAAACATACATCAACGTGAACACATCAGAATACTTACTTGCTTTTTCTGCCCACCAACTTAATGACTTCAGTGTAACATGAGCATTTCTACCATCTGGTAATATAGAACTAGCGGGAACATTAGATATACCAAGATATACAAACTTATCAGCTTTTGAGTATATCTCAGAAAGGACTTTGTCCATATCCTCTTCTTCAATATGTTCAAGAACATCAGTACAAATTACTGCATCGAATTTACCATCTGGAAGTTTAGAATACTGCTCTACTGCTGGATCATATAACGCAGGAAGTATTCCCAAGAAATGAGTTTCGTGAATCTTTTCTTTGAAGTATTGAATACCTTTACCACAACCATAATCAAGTATAGATTTACAATCAAGTTCAATTAAGAACTGTTGGATAAAGTCTTTGTGGATTCTAGTGGAAGATCCTGCATAAAGATTTTCATCTTTATGCATTTCCTTATATTGATCAACTAGATTAGTCATCGCTGTCGAATACGCCAATGATAAACTCTTCTTTAATCATTGCTCGCTGCACATCATCGACTTTAACAGGGGATGCTTTAGACCAATCAAGTAAAACGACATCGCCAACTTTTACATCTTTAACATCTTTACCGATTGCTAGAACTGTTGCTTTTGCAGTCTCAGCAAGACTTCTTGCACCTTCTAAAATAATTCCAGATTCAGTTTTGTTTTCTCTCTTGTTTTCAGCAACAAGCACTCTATCATTCATTGGTACAATAGTGGTCATAATATCCTCAGTTATAAAATGGTGGATGGTTATTCTGTTACGAGGAAACCATCCGAAACCCTAAGCAGCGTTTAGGCTGCTAATGCGTAACTTTCGTCATTTGCATTTATAGTTTTGCTTGATTTACGGTCATCGCCTACCGTGTTGC